GAATCTCAGCGACTTCTCGCATTTGCGATCTCTGGGTTTCATATATTACTCAACCATGATTAAAAGATTCTCGCAAGAAGCTATCTATTGCATTGATGCACAATTCATTCTCTCCAGGCGAACTGCTTGTATAAACATAAGCATGTAACTGTTTCCACATGCTTTTATGATCCAAAGCACCCAAACGAACACCCAACTCAGGATGAAAAACTGACCTCCGCTTAAGGAAGTCAACATCATCTGAGTGCATGTACTTTGGGATGTCACTCTCTTTATCTGGGTGAGTATACTTTTGGCCAAATTGCCCAATCCACTCAGAAAAATCTCTGACATTGAATTTAGATCGCCAAAATGATACACTACCATCATTATCATCTCCGTATTCCATCATTGCAACATATTGACGAAAATCGTTACACCTTGGATATTTGTCAAAGTAAAAGCATCGCAAGTTCAATGCGCCTGCTATACCATTTACTATGACTGTCAAGCTGTTACCACTAACGTGTGTCCCACTGTCTAAACTTATTAGATCTCCGTTGTAAGCTATAAATGGGAATGCTATATCCCCTGCCATAGCTTCCATCACATTAAGTGACTCTTCGTCATAACCCATGGCCCTAGCAATGTCAATTGCCACACCAATGGCTGCTATGATGAGTTGAGAAGGTAATTTTTGATCATAACTACCATAGTCTCCCGCAAAGACTTTGTGATTTCCAAATTTCCTCACGTGGTTCATCAATTGTTCCCATTCTTCGCTATGACAGTTAATACCAACTGCGCACTCTGCAATCAAGCTATTCATGCATAAGAATCGGATTGGCCATAGAAAGTATTTGCGTACTAAGTAGGTTAAAACTACAGAGCTAACGTAAAAGATTCTACATTTGCCTTTACTCACATCGAGTACTTCTTGTTTCTTGCATGCCTTGACAATGCAATTTCCACGTCTGCCTTCTCTATACAAATTCTCTATTAGATTAATTTCTCCCATGACTTCATCATTAAAATACCTAATTCCTTCAGGGTAATCCACAGTAGGATCCCCTACCTCAACGTAAGGTTCTTTTGTTCCTGTCCAAGGAATTCCCATGGAAGTGTTCAACTTTATAGCATCCATAAATTTGACACCTGGTATGCCATTAACATTCTGAATATCGGTAAGTGGTCTACACTTCTTCCATTCATTAGATTTGGCAATTATTTCTAATAGAGGGCGCTTGTAGTCTAGAATTGCTTTCTTCAATAAACTTGGTGGATATGGATCCGCTGGTTCACTGATTGAATTCAAAGCCTTCTGCCATCCAAACCAAGTTGGATTCAATTTTGGTGCACCCCAAATATTTTCTACACCACAAATCTTTGTGACTGTACGTGAAATTTTGGATTGCTTCACTTGCGGTTTGGTTGTAGAGGCTCCTAGACAAGAGCCATAGTACGTAATAGCATTCTTTCCTTCTGCGATATAGTTTAAAGGACTCTTATAATGAAGAGGTTCATCTTTCATTATATTAATCCCCATTTGAACCTTTCTGAAGGC